ATTGAATCCCGCTTTTCATACTATTATTAATGAAATTATGAAAATTAATGATTTTGTCGTTGATATGATTCCTGTTCAACCGGAAATACCACGTCGAAAAGAACTCATGACTTTAGTTAAAAAGAAGTATGACATTGCTACTCAAATTTACGATTCAAGTTATATGGCTACCTTACCCAAGTGGGCTATTGATAAGTTTATTTATCGGTATAAACAACTTGAACAGATGTATCGTGAAGCTTGCGCTTTTGAAGTTCGTGGAGAATCTCATCCAGAGTGTTGTAATGTTTTTTGGATTGGTCCTTCTGGTTCTGGTAAAAGTCGATCTATAGAAAAATTTCAAGAATTAATTGCTTTTGCTGAAGGTATTGTTTATAACCCAGCTATGCTTTACACCGTTGGAGATGATGGTTTTCATGAAGGTTATTGTCAGCAGTTTCTCTGTATGATTGAAGAATTAGGTTTACAAACCAGTATTGAAGATCGTGCTCGTGTAGCCTCATTCATAGTTGGAGTTACTGGTACTAATGCTTACAATATGAAAATGGCATTTAACACTAAAGGTTCTGTTTATTGGAATACTCAATATATGACAATTAGTTCTAATTTGTGTGACAGAGGATGGAAACCCTATCATCACGGAAAGAAAGAAACTGAAATGAATGGTCTGGAGCTTGGTCTTACTTCAAATGCAGCTTTCGAGCGTAGAATGCATATTGTTGTTTATCGTTGTGACCCCACTGAAGAAGATCCACTATTGAATGTTTTTATCTTAAAGCAGTGTATTTTTTTTCCTGAGCTGGTTGGCAAGAAACTTTATGTTCGAGACATTGTCACATTAGCTAAGAAATGTCATGATCTTCAGCGTGCAAGGTTTAAAGCTTCTCGTATGACTTTAGAACAAATGGCCAGAGAGTTACCAGAGTTTGCTCATCTACATGGCTTCCCAACTGATGAAGATAGCGATCTTGGTTCTGTTCAGTTGGATGTGCCAATTGAAGAGAGTGATCTTATTCCTGATCATGTATCTACAGGATCTGAGGATTTTGAACTTGGTAATCCTGGCTCTGACCTTAGTCAACTGGCTGCTGATGATATTGCAATCAATCGACAAGTTCATAAAATTAATTCTCTTTATGAGGCAACTGGTCCACCCACTCTTAGCGATCGTAGACAAGCTATGGAAGAATCTGTTCTCATCAAAAATCTAGCTGATCCACCTGACACTGTTTCGTATATTGGTAGAGTAGCTCGCTTGTTTTTTAATTATGATGATAAGACTAAACTCGAGCGAGAAAAACTTGAAGCTGATATTCAAACTTATATGACATATGCTTTTATTCTGGCTGGTATTACCACTGTTGGAGGTTTGTATTTGTTGTTTTCAGGTTTTTTTGAGAAACCGCACGATCCAATGGCTGGTAATCTTCAAGCTACATCACCTGAGATCTTGAAGCGTCGTAGTGGTGTCAGAGCACGTAGAGCTCTTAAAAGAGCAGTTGCTAAAGGTAGAGTTCATACTCCCGGTTATAAAGCTACTGCTCCTGCTCCTGATAGTGATGATGATGTTCCTATTGATATGTTGGATCAAATTCTCAAAATAGATCCTGATTATAATCGTTATGAAGCAACGTCCAGTGCTGGTAATTATGCTTTGGGTTTGTTAAAAACTATTGGTAAAGGTACTGTTACTCTTACTGTTGGTGGTTTGGATGAAAATGGAATCCGTAGTTCTGAGACTTGCACGGCTTTTCATCTTAAAGATGGTTGGTTTGTGTCTGTGGCTCATCTTATGATGCGATATTATCATTGGCGCGATCCTAAAGTGCAGATTAAATTTGATAAATTTGATCATATTTTGCCTATGCCTAAATTTGTTCAATCCGGTGATGAAGATATATGTTTTTTTCAGTTAAAAGGCATAAATTTACCGCCTGCCCTTTATAGTTATTTACCTTTGGAATCCAAGTTACGTCCTATACCTGATGTTACTCCAATGAAAGTTGTTTGTCGTACTGCAGATTTACAAGTGAATATTAAGTCTGCTACTAAAGGTGAAGCTGAGAATGAGGCTTATGTTGATATGGACACTACTTTTTTACTTGATTTTCCAATGTTTTATTATTGCCATATCGACTTGGGTGATTCTGGTAGTCCCGTTTGTATTATGGGAGAGCAAGGTAGGCCGCTTCTTGTTGGCATGCAATGTGCTAGATCTCGTGATTTAACTTTTGGAATGGGCATGCCTTTGAGCAAAGAAGCTATTGATGATATTTTGTTACCACATGGTTTTAAGCCAAGTCAGTTTGAAGCTACTGCGCGCTCCACTGATATACCTATGGTTGTTAAAGAAGTTTTGCCTCCTGAATTAGCTTATTATCCTCCTTCTAGAACTCGAATTAAGCCTTCTGATATGTTCGAATGGAATGGTGAGGCCACTTTTGTACCTGCCAAGTTATCTCCTTTCAATATAGATGGTGTTGTTCATGACCCTCTTTTTAAAGCTATGGGCAAATTGAATCAAGTTGATAAGGATTTTCCTCCAATTCCCGAAGATATCTTTGAGATTCTTCATCATATCTATCCTAAAACTAGTTTTCGAGAACTTTTGACTTTTCAGCAATGTCTTGAAGGTCTTTCAGAACAAGATATTAAGTCGATGTGCATGAACACGTCTTCTGGTTATCCCTGGTCTCTTAAGAAACATAAAGGTAAATCCCCTATGGTTTTTTATGATGGGACTAAACACCATATTTCTTCAGAGTTTTTGCAATTTCTCAATGATCAAGAACAGCTTCTGAAAAGTGGCCAGAATATCGTTGTGCGTTGGCAAGATTTATTGAAAGATGAAACTAGACCAAAAGCCAAAGTAGAAGCTGGTAAAACTCGTTTGTTCTCTGCTTGTCCTATTCACTATCTTTTCTTAATGAAAAGATATTTTGGTGCTTTTGTTGCCGCTATTCAAGCTGGTCATTCTGTCAAACCAGTTTCCATTGGTATAAACGTGCATAGTTTGGAATGGACTCGTCTTGTTAAAATTCTTTCTAAGTTTTCAGGTTCTATTGTTGCTGGTGACTTTGAGAATTATGATGGTACCATTCCAATTGTTTTGGGAAAAGCTTTTTTGCGTTTTGTTAATGAATGGTATCATGATGGACCAGATAATGCTAAGATTAGAGAATTGCTTATGCAACATCTCTTCTATGCAGAGCATGTTTGTTTCGATAAAATCTTTCAAACTATTGGTTCCCATCCATCTGGTGATCCTATTACAGGTATCTATAATTCTATCATTAACACTATTATTATGACTGTTGTTGCTATTTATGATTTGGGTTTATCTTTTGAAGAGTTTGTCCAGTTCAATTATGGCGATGACAATATTTTCAAATCTAATAGGTTAGATTTGAAAGTTAGTGATTTTGCACCTCACATCAAGAGGCGTTTTGGTATGGTTTATACTCATTGTTCCAAAAGTGATGTTGACCAATACGATACTCTTGATACCATCACTTTCCTAGGTCGCAAATTTAGATTAGATTGTGGCGTTTATCGAGCTCCACTCGATATTCCTACCATTGTTGAGTCTACATATTGGTGTACGCGTGGCGGCGATCATGATGTTACTCTTCTTTCTGCATCTGAGAGTTTCTTTTTAGAATTCTCTCATCATCCCAAAGAAGTTTTTGACCACTACACCAATATATATCTGTTGGCAGTCCAAGATAGACGCCCAGACCTTTATCCAGCTATTAAGAGGTCGCGTAAACCTTATAGTAGCTATCGCCGAAAGTTTTACGAAGCTGGTAATTCTTTTGAGCCCACGGCCGGTCCCCATACGCAGATGACTATTGAAACATTTTCAAAAGCTGACAATAATCGTGAAAATCAAAGGGCTTCTGTTGAAGTTCCTGATTCATTTGTTCAACCATTGGGCGTTGATCAAGATTTGGGAGAAATTCTTGTTAATAATGCTGGACCTCCACGTGGTCAGCCTTATGTTTCTTCTAATATTCCTACTTATAAGCAAGATGATATTTTTGAACGCGAACAATTGATTGGTCAAGTTACTTGGTCCACTTCTTCTGGTGTTGGTGTTAATATAAACACTCAACATTATCCATTTGACTTGTTCACCCTACCATATGTTGCTAATAAACTTGCTTTTTGGCGTTATATTCGTGCCGATTTAGAACTTACTTTTCGTGTTGTTTCACAACAACAACTCGCCGGAAAGCTTTTGATATCAGCTATTCCGCTTCATCAGTGGGGCGCCATGGACACTGCTGGTTTGCAAACTAATAATCAATATTACACTACACCTGGTGTCCCTGCATTAACATGGCATTCAGGTCTTGAACATATTTTAGTTTCAGCCTCTTCTAATCAAACCCATAAGTGGACTTTGCCTTTTGTTCATTTTAAGCGTTTTTTGGACCTGTCAGATTATAAGAACAGTGAGATGTATCATTTAACTTGGTGGGTTGCTATACCGTTAGTAGCAGCTGATGGTAGTGTTCAATCTGTTACAGTTGTTAGCACTGCTAAGTTGGTTAATGTTCAGTTGGCAATGCCTGCTGACAGCGGAAATTTTTTACCCAATCCACTTGCACGTTCTATGAAGGCTTTGTTGAAACGAACTGAAGATAATGAGGAAGTTCTTGAACATGAACTTTCGGATATTAAACGCAAGCAAAACCGTGTTGCTGGCTTTAAGTATGAGGCCACTGCTGGTAGAGAGTCTGAAGCTAAGCTTTTTTCTGCATCTTCTATTCATGCTATTTCTGACACTATTAAAGCAGGAGTTGAGTCTAAAGCTTTTAAAGCCGCTAGTATGGGTCTACGCATTGCTGCTTTGTGCCTCGATAAACCAAGAACTAGCAATACTACAGCAGTTTTTGCTACTAATAAGCTTTATCATAATTGCCACTCAAATGGTGTGCAAAATGCACCCCTCATGGGTTTTGATAATGACAATCGTGTTGCCGTTACCACTGAAGTTGGCGGTCGTGGCATAGATGAAATGAATTTACTTAATTTTGCTATGACTCCTGTTCTTACTTCCGTTATTACTATAGTCAACAATTTAGGTCTTGTTGATTTGTTATCTTATTTTGATTTGGAAACAAATCAGAATCAGTGGGGCTATGTTGATTGGGCTAGAAACTGGTGTGTTGCATATTCTGGCGGTATAAAATATCGTTTGTATTTTGAAGCTACCTTGTTTCAGAACGTCGAAATTATTATTTTCCTTGCTAATTCCAGTACTGCTAATCCTTTTGATGGCTGGCATAAAAAAGTGCAAATTACTGGCGCGTGTGACGTTGCTTTCACTGTGCCATTTCCTTACCCTTATGTTGCTATGCCAAAAAAACAAACTGACGATACATTTCAGCTTTATGTTCAAGTTCTTTCTTGGTCACAATCTTCTACTACTGCAAGTACACCAATTACTTGTCTTGTTTATAAAGCAGCTGCTTCTGATATGAAATTCTTTGGTTACCGAAATGTTACATGGACAGCTACTTGTACAAGTAAATGGGAGGCAACCGCTACCACCACTACTGGTAATCCTCGTTTAGATTTCAGAGAAGATTTTGAATCCATCGTTCCTGGAGCCGTTGGTTATGATCACCAAGGTTTTATTTTTGGAGAAGAACTTCGTTCGATTAGAGATATTGTTCATGCTTGGTTACCAATTCAACCTCTTTCCTTTGATAATTTGGGTTTTGACATTCTCACTTGGTATACTGGCCCTACTACTCCTTTTAATGGTCCAGAAGTTTTTAACCCTTTCTTTCGTTTTTGGCGTGGTAGTGTTGGTTTTCAAATAGAACAGTACAATCCAGCAGCTAAAAGTGTTTTTGGCATGAATCTTTGTCTTGGTTCTCAATATCCTGGAAACACTGATTTTTTAGCCAATTATACTACTGTCGATATTAGCACGCCTACCAATGGTACTATGGTTCCTTTCTTTCGACCTTGTTTCTTTGAGATGACTATGAACCGCCCTATTTATCCTAATTGTGTTACTTACGCTTGTAGTGCTACTTCACCAAGTTGTTATTTGTTCAAAACATTTGGTGATGATTTTTCTTACATGAGTATGACTTTACCCATGCCAGGAACAATCTCTTACAATGGCGGTAGGAACACTTACCAAAATACCATTCGTTCCCTTTCCTAAAGATTTTCTATTTTACTTTCATGAAAATGGTGCTTAGAGACTAAAGTGAGTCTATTTATGATTAAATGTTCAACTGCATTCATATCTTATACAGTTCAATCTGATTATTCGATTCAAATATTAGCGAATAGTCATCCTTCAAGTGTTGTGTTTCTATTTTAGTGCGTAGTTTGTGCTTTTGTGCGTTAGATTTAGATTCCAGGCCATGTAGCTTTTAGCTTCCCAATAACGCTAAATTAAATGGTAATAATTGAAGAGACACTCTAGC